TCCTCGCCTTCTTGCCCGCTATCAGAGAAGGAAGGAATATCGCCCGCATCCGCAGCGGCTTGTTGATCACTTTTGCCGCTCCCCGTTACCCCTGCCGCCTCTCCGGCCTCATCACGGGCGGAATATTTAAACTGCCAATCAGCGCATTGCGATTGATTGAGAAAGACAACGGGCAATTCCTCTCCCGTTATCGCCTTGCCGGTGCCGCGCTTGGCCAGCACCAGCTTACCATCAACGGGTTTGGCCACCCCATCATGAAGCCCTGCCAATCTTGTGGCAAAGGCCATATCGCTCTCATTATGCTGGTCAGCGTGGCGAATAACAATACCAGCGAGTGAGGGGTCAAGCTTGGGCTGATAATCATTGCGCCCAGCAATCTCGCTTATAATCGCGCCCAAGGTCTTTTGATGATAAGACTGGCTGCGCGGCGTACGATAGGATTTGTGCATCAAAGCTGCTCGTCCCGTTATCTCAAGCGTGCGCGGCGTGGGCTTAACGCTTATCTCATCAATCAGATAAGAGCCCATAAAGCGTGATGCGCCGTCAACATAGCCCAAAGTGATGCCAAGCACCGTGCCAATGAGGGGAATTTCAATCCATGCCCCATCAGCAAAACGCGGCCGGTCATCAAGCGTCAGCGTGACGCTATCGCTCTTATCATCGGCCTCATCGGTAATCTCGACCGAGAGGAGATAATCACTGATTTTCGCGGTAATGTCCGTGCCATTGGCTGTTATATGACAAAAAGGACGCATGATTTCCTTTCTTACATTCCCTGTTCGCACTCACGCGCTCACCGCCGTACTTCTTTGTTTCCCCGTTCGGGCTTACAGCCCTCACCGCCTCTTGGTTCTCTACCCCCAAATGTTGATAACTGGCACGGTGCGCGGTTGTGGCAAGTCAGGCAAAAGAATGGTTAGACCTGCGGGCAATATCGCGCCCCTATCCGCCAGCCGGTGATTGGCCTCATAAACATGCTCAACCGCTAAAGCCTGCTGCCGTTTGGGATAATGCCGCCAACATATCTGATCAATCATGTCACCATCTTGTGTGAGATATAAGTCTGCCATGGCCTTCTGCCTTTCTTACGTGCTGTTGCAACACATCCTAGCAGGAGACGACGGGCAGACATTGGACAATCGTCCAAGAATGTAATTTTGATGAGAATAAATATATTTAATGTATCACTTTTATTATTGATGTTGATTATTTAATGTGATACATTTAAAAAAGAAAGGGGTTTGTTATCATGACTAAATTTGCCGCCAATCGGCCTCTAAGCGAGAGGGAAGAGGCTGAAATTCAAACGATGATCGCTTCTGATCCCGATGCAGCCGAGGCAACAGATGAGCAAATCACTCAAGCCAAGGCTTTTGCACAGGCTTTCCCTGATTTGGCCGAAAGTATAAAACGCTCTCGTGGTCGACCACCGATAGACGCGCCTAAGCAACAAGTCTCGATTCGGCTCTCACCAGATGTCCTTGCCAAGCTCAAAGCGTCTGGACGGGGCTGGCAGTCAAAAGTGGATGATATTTTGCGCCAAGCTGTGGGGCTTTAGGCAAGGTGCAGATTTACCCGCCATCCCTGCCATATTCTTTTAAGGTGAGAGTAAATTCTTGCTTGCGCGGGGCACCTGTTGCTTTGAAGATGCTGGCCTTTTCTTGAATGGTCAAGATGACATAAAGGCCAAAGATGCGCCCTGTGCCGGAGACCAACATCAAAGGTTCTCGTCTGGCTGCCGCTTGGCGCATTTGCCCAATCTGCGCTGCGCCGCCACGCCAATCAGGATAAATCACACCCTCAAGCGTGATTTCCGTTGCGCCATCACTGGGCAATTGCATCGCCGGTTTGCGCCCTAAACGGTTCTGCTCCACCCATGGATAGGTGTCGGTGCGGTCAAAGCTCTGATAGGCCGCTGTGTTTAACGAAAAACGAAAAGTGCCAAGTCCCATCATCATGTCTTTTAATCCGTTAATGAAGAGGTGATAGAGCGTTGTTGGTCACGGGCATGATTCGCCAGCACATTACGCATAATGGCAGCAACATCATCAGGCTGACCTGATGATTGAATGGTAAGGTTCTGGATCGTTACTGAACTATCAATTTGCGTTGGTTTATGAACGGTAATCGGCTCGGGTATGTCAAAATTGCCCACCTGCATTTGCACCGCCTCAATCGATTGCGGCTCCAGCCCCGCACGCTCGACCCTGTCTAATTGTTGCTGCGCAAGAGCTTCAGCAACATAGTCACGGCTTGGTGAATAATACTCCAAACCAGGCGTTGAGAGACGAGGTGCGGCGGGCGTGGCTTGCATGACATGGTCTATTGTGCCACCCACCGCCTCCAATCCCGCTGTGGTGGGCTGGACATCCACCTTAAACCCCATCGCCTCGCGCACCGAGTCCGGCAGCCAGCCGGTAAGCGTGTCGAGCGCATCCCAAAACCACGCAACAACATTTTGCCAGCCCGCTTTCAACCCTTCCCAAATGAAATCAATAATATTGCCGCCAATATCCATTAAGCTACTGCCCGCTTGCTTGACGGCCCCCCAAAGGTTGGAGCCAATATTGGCGAAAAACTCCTTAACCGCTTCCCAACCATTTTGAATCCCCTCCCATAAGGCACCCATCGTTTCTTTGAAGGCGTCTACCTTCTCATTGAAGGTTTGTTTGGCGGCGTCCCATCTTTTGCCAATATCTCCCCAAAGTTGATCCCATTCCTTCCCTAGCCAACCGCAAATATTATCCCAATTTTCCCACAAGAAATAACCAGCTGCAACAAGAGCAGCAATTCCGCCCAAGATCCAGCCCACCGGAGTTGTCATGATGGCTATCCCCAATGCAATGAAGGCCTTGCCGACAAGGGCGAGGGCAACAAGCAGCGGACCGGTAATATAGGCCACCAGGCCAACCAGGGCGATTTTTAATGGTCCGCCGAGAAAATCCACTACAGGGGAAACTTTATCATAGAAGCTCTTGAAACCCGCAGCTATACCTGCAATGCGTTTGCGTAAATCAGAGGCGGGATCGAGTAAATCTTGGATGATTTTTCCAAATTTCTTGGCAAAATCGGCAATGCCGGTGGCAATCCATGCGCGATTCTCGGCAACCCAATCACGCATGGCAACAATAATCTCATTAATGATCGGCATCAGCTGAACGCCCAACAGCGTTTTTAGCCCATTCAGCCGTGCATAAAGCCCCTCCAGATTGGCGATAAAATCCCCGCCCGCTTGTGCGGCATCTGCCCCGATAATATCACCGTAAGAGCGTTTTTCCTCAAATAATTTTTCGATCTCTTGGCGGCCACTGCCAAGGAAAGCGGCCATTTCCTTACCCGTACCGCCAAAGATTTTGGAGGCAATACGTGCCCGCACCGCTTGGCTCTCAATATTGCCCATTGCGTCTGCCACTTCCCCCAAAAGCTGCTCATTGGATTTGAGCACCCCTTCAGAATTATGTAAGCTTATGCCCAACTCATCAAAGGCTGACTTGAAACCCATATTGCCATTGGCGGCCTCACCGGTGCGGCGGTTAAAGCGCGACAATGCCCCGTCAAATTCACCTATTGCCACACCGGAGCGATGCGCCGCATGGCGCCATAATTGCAAACTTTCAACACCAATACCTAATTGCTTGGATGTATCCGCTAAATCAGCCGCTGTTTGTGCCGTTGATTTTGTCACGCCAAATAGGCTCGCCACCAAACCGCCGCCGCCTAAGCCTAAAACAGCAGAGAGCTTGCCCACGCGCCCTATGGAGACGCCCAAGCCCTTATTCAGCCCGCCAAGCGATTTGGTCAGGTTCTTGGTGGCAACGCTAATCCGCTCAACCCCAAGCCCACGCCCCAATTTAGCAAAATTGGCTTTGATGCGCTTGATACCGGCCGTTACCTTATCCTCCAAGGTGAGCCGAACTGTTGCTTGTGCTACCTTTTCCGCCATCTTTTAAATCCCCTAAATTTGGACAAAAGCTTAAAACAAAAGGGGCGGGCGGACATTGGACAATCGTCAAGACAATGCTAAATTGTTTTTTAAGTCTTAAAAGAATAGGTAATGAGGAAATGGCAAAAAAGAAACCACTGCTGGAACAAATGAGGAGCAACCCCCGCAATGATTGGCAAATTACAGATGTTCATAACTTATGTGAAGAATACGGCGTCAAGATGGATTCACCGTCAAGCGGCAGCCATTATAAAATTCATAGCGACTATATTTATGACATTTTGATCATGCCAGCAAAACGCCCCATTAAAGCCATTTACATCAAGTGGCTGGTGACTTATATTGATGTCCATCTGAAAGGAAAAAAGCAATGAATGATTATGATGTCATTATTGTGCCATTAAAGGAAGAAGATGGCGGTGGCTTTGCTGCCTTCTGTCCTGATTTACCAGGCTGTATGTCAGATGGTGAAACCCGCGCACAAGCGGCAGAAAATATAGAGGACGCAATTCAAGAATGGATCGCTACCCAGAAAGAACGGGGGCTTCCCATTCCAAAACGGGGGGATCATGCTCACAAAATGAGGCAAGAGCAACGCCAAATACAAGAACAAATGAGAAAGGCACTTGAAAAATTGGAGGCAAGTGAGGGTTCGAGTCTCATTCCCTCCTTCCCCGTTGGCTTTACGCCTGAAGCAACCCCGTCAAATGTTCATTAATAAAATGCCTTCATTTTGCCTTTGCGCGTTCCAGGGCTTTTTGCCGCCAGAAGAGGAGTTCCTGCGGGGTCATCTCCATCAATTCAGCATATGGCCAGTGAAAGACCGTGGCAATATCGGCAATCAGGCTCGCGGCCGCCTCCCAACTTAACGCCCCCGAGCCTTGGAAAAACCCGCAATGATCTCACTGATCGCCTCTAAATCGGCTTGATCCAACTCATCCACACCCTCCGGCGGCCAGCCTGATAATTTGCCAATCAATGAGAGAATCTCGCCGATATCTTGGCTCTCTTGCTTGAAGGCGCGTAAATCCTTGGCCTTAATGCGCCTGATGGTGATGGTATTATGTTCCACCCCCTCAAATGTGACCGGAATAATGAGCTTATGGGTGATTTTTGCTTCAATAGTCATGGATTAATCCTTAAAGCCCGATATTGTTGCGGTCATCGGCCAATTGATCAACACCGCCGATTTTCTGCACCATATTGAGAAGGTCAATCTCG